CGTGACGATTGGTAACGGCGTGACCACCATCGGGAGTGCTGCGTTCTATTACTGCGCAGGTCTGACAAGCCTGACGATCGGGAGCGTCGTGACGAGCATCGGGAGCGTCGCGTTCTACGGGTGCGCCGAGCTCACGAACGTGACGATTCCCAACAGTGTGACGAGCATAGGGAGCGGTGCGTTCGGCAACTGCTACGGTCTCGAGACCATGACGATCGGTAACAGCGTGACAACCATCGGCAGCGGTGCGTTCGGCAACTGCACCTCTCTCACCAGTGTGGTGGTGGATGCTGCCAATACTAATTACAGTAGTATAGACGGAGTCTTGTTCGATAAGAACCAGACCGGTCTGATTCGATATCCGGGAGGCAAGACTGGTAGCTACACGATTCCAAATACTGTGACGAGCATTGGGAACAGTGCGTTCGGCGATTGCAGCGGTCTGACCAGCGTGACAATCCCCAACAGCGTGACTAGCATCGGAAGCAATGCGTTCCGAGGGTGCGACGATCTGACCGCAGTGACGATCCCTAATATTGCGACTTTAGAAAATTTGTTCGATAGTAACAACATTACTGATGTAACACTTGCACAGGGAGTTACAGCAATTCGTGACGAAATGTTTTTATATATGACCGCTATTGAGACCGTGACAATCCCCAACAGCGTGACGAGCATCGGGAGCGCCGCATTCTCTTACTGCACCGCCCTTGCCAGCGTGACAATCCCCAACAGCGTGACCAGCATCGGAAACAATGCGTTCTCTTTTTGCTACAGTCTTGAGACCATGACAATCCCCAACAGCGTGACCAGCATCGGGTATAGTGCGTTCTATGATTGCAGCGCTCTCGAGATCGTGACAATCCCGAACAGCGTGACCGAGCTCGATGATTCGGCGTTCCGCGGCTGCAGTGGCATGACCAGTGTAACAATTGGTAGCGGTATTACTAGCATTGGGGCATACATGTTTGTCGACTGCAGCAGTCTTGAGACCGTGACAATTCCCAACAGTGTGACCAGCATCGGGCAGGATGCGTTTAGCGGCTGCACAGATCTGACCAGCGTGACGATTGGTAGCGGTGTGACCACGATCGGGAGCAGTGCGTTCTACGGGTGCATCAGCCTCGCAAGCGTGACGATTCCTAACAGCGTGACGAGCATTGGGGGCTATGCGTTTCGCGCGTGCAGCAGTCTTGAGACCGTGACGATTGGTAGCGGTGTGACGAGCATTGGGAGCTATGCGTTCGCGAACTGCACCTCTCTCGAGAGCATAACGATTCCGAACAACGTCGTGTTCATCGAGTACAGTGCGTTCGCGAACTGCACCGCTCTCAACACTCTGTACTCGTATATTCCCCAAAGCCGGTTCCTCCACGAAGACGGTGATGGTGACGTTCTTGACATACTCATTGGCTGCGCACAGCCCTTTACTATTTACGCTAGAGCGTCTGACGACTCTTGGACTGCTGGCCCTGGCGAGTTGGGCGGGATTGCAGTAACAGTGGTAAAAAACTTACTGTAGAAATATTATAAATTAATATATGAAACAAATACATTATACATCAGGTCTGCCTCGTGCTTGCAGCACTCTTTTACAAAACCTTCTTGCTCAAAATCCATTTGTGCACGCTACAGCTACAAGCGGTGTGCACGAGATTATGTATCTCGCCAAAGCGTTTTTTAAGACTGAAGAGTTTCGAAGCATTCCACAGCCGGCAGCCGGCGAGTTTATTTTTAATGACTTTATGCGAAGCGGAATTGCTAATGCATTTGACTCTATAACAGACCGGCCAGTTGTGGTTGACACGTGTCGCAGCTGGATCGGCTCAGCAAATCTGCTATTTCAACTTTTTCCTGATGCTAAACTTCTTGTGCCTGTACGCGACATTCGTGGCATTCTTTCAAGTATGGAGAAAAAGTTTCAGGCTCACCCGGGTTTTCAAATGGAAGGCAACCAGGCCGATACTGCACGCATTCAAACAATCGAAGGTCGCTGCCAGTTTTGGCTTGATTCTGCTCCGGTCGGCATTGCTATACAGCGGTTGCATGAACTTGTAAGGCAGCATAAAGATAGGGTTCATTTTGTTCATGCCGAGGACCTCACAAATGATCCCCAGACCACAATGAATGCAGTATGGAATTATTTAGGCGAGCCTCCGTTTATTCACAATATTACAAATATTTATCAATACACAACTGAACACGAGCTCGGTTGGCCCTTTGGCGATCATGCCGTGCACCCAACCGTCACTCCGCTTGTCGCTGATTGGCATGACACACTAGGGCGCGGTTTATCCGAGGCACTCAACCAGAAATTTAACTGGATTAACGACTTATGAAATACACAACACTAAATCAACGTCAACGCGTTACTGGCGTGTTTGACCAACCACCACTTCAACCACACGTTGAAGTATCAACTGAACATGCCGCAAAAATCGCAGCGTTTAAGGAACAACGACGGCTCGCATTTCTAATTAATGGAGAGATTACTAATTTTCGAGAACAACGTTCTTTAGGAAACACTATGAAGTGGGATAATGAAAATAGTGCATGGGTGATTGCTCCAATTGTCGCGCCGGTCAACCCGCCACAATAAATTTACTGCTGCGCCGCAGCATATAAATAATATATCATGGCTAAACCATCAACACGACGAGAACTTACTGACTATTGTCTGCGTGCTCTTGGCGCCCCAGTACTTGAAATTAATATTGACGAAGATCAAATTGAAGATCGTATAGACGAAGCAATTCAATTTTACCAGGAATATCATAGTGATGCTGTTGTGCGCACCTTTTATAAACATGTCGTCACCGCGGCTGATATAGCAAACAACTATATTACTCTGCCGGAGGAGTTGATTTCAGTGCTTCGAGTCCTGAATATAAACAGCGGAGATGCTGCTGACATGTTTAGTGTAAATTATCAAATGCATTTAAATGATCTTTATGGCCTTCGCAACCCGGGCAGCCTTGTAAATTATGAAATGACAAAACAGTATATGAGTGCAATTGAACTTATACTCACTGGTTCAAGTCAGCAAATTATATTTACTCGTCATATGAATCGGCTAAGCATTCAAGATAATTGGCAAGATTTTGTTACGCTTGGTCAATATATTATAATTGAAGGCTATCAAACAATAAATCCAAATGATTTTACTGATGTGTATAATGATATGCTTCTTAAGAAATATGTTATAGCACTGTTTAAAAAACAGTGGGGGACAAATCTATTGAAATTTGATGGCATGACGCTGCCGGGCGGAATAACCATGAATGGACGGGCAATCTATGATGACGCTTTAGCCGACATTGAAAAAATTGAAACTGATTTTGAATCACGATATCAAATGCCGCCAGACTTTTACATGGGATAAATAATTATGCCTCGTAGTGTATATTTTAGTGAACGGTACAAGCCCGAACAAAACCTTCTTGAAGACCTGCTTATAGAGTCTATGAAGATTGTGGGTCATGACATGTATTATATCCCGCGCAAAATTGTAAAGCAGGATTTTATATTAAACGAAGACGTCATCTCGAGTTTTGACGCATCGTTTTTACTTGAGATGTATGTTGAAAGCGTCGATGGCTTTGAGGGCGACGGCGATCTCATGACTAAATTTGGTCTTGAAACGAGAGATCAGATTACATTGGTCTGCAGTCGACGGAGATGGAATGAGCTTATTGGGCGGCATGGCTATACAAATGATTCTGCGCGTCCGCGTGAAGGCGATCTTATATTTTCTCCGCTTACAGCTGGACTCTTTGAAATTAAATTTGTTGAAGACAAAATTCCATTTTTCCAACTTGGTGGCAGCTCAAACGGAAAAGCTCTTGTTCCAACCTTTAAACTTACATGTGAATTATTTGAATATGGTGGTCAAGAGATTGATACCGGAGTTGCAGAGATTGATGTTATACAGGCTGCGCACACACAGGGCACCCGAGCGTTTCTTGATATGGCTAGCGACACTGATGTGCATAACATTGGCGAGACGCTGGACTTTACGCTGCCTGGCACCCCAGTAATTACAGGAGAAGCAGAATTGTTAGACTATGAATTTGTAGAGGCTGGGACAATTGCAACCTTTGGAACATTAACATTTAATGACGGAGAGTGGCATAATCTTGTGCCGGGCACAGCCTTGTTAGGCCGTGACACCCAGACTGCTTCAACAATCGTTTCGCTAATTGGGCTCGACGATGGAGATGTTGCCTTGTTTAACAACGGTGATCTTATTCAAAACAGTTCTTTTGAAATTTTTGGTGATAACTATATTGACTTTAGTGAAAGTAACCCATTTGGACTTCCAACATAAACCGTGTTAAATAACAACTCATATCAGTATAACGCCAACCTTAAGCGCATCGTTGCGGTATTTGGCACGCTTTTCAATGATATTTCAATATCTAAAAAGGTAAATGGCAAAGCAACTGGGATTCAACGCGTGCCAATCTCGTATGGCCCAAAACAAAAATTTTTAGCGCGGCTTTCGAGTGAGCAAAACGACGAGAATGGCGCCGTCGCTATAAAGCTGCCACGCATGAGTTTTGAAATTACTTCATTGAGCTATGACTCTACGAGCAAGCTTAATCGGCTAAACACAAAACTATATCCAGTTGTTCCGGTCGACCCGAGCTCGCGTGAAAGTAAAATAAAGGTTTACCAAAGTGTGCCATATCGACTAGGCATGCAGCTTAATATACTTGCTCATTATCAGGATGACGCATGCCAAGTGCTTGAACAGGTGTTGCCATATTTTACTCCTGAATACACTGTTGCGATAAAGGATCTTGAGGGGCCCGGGTCAATTACTGACGTGCCATTTACACTAACCAGCACAAATATACAGGATGACTATGAGGGTGATTTTGCAAACAGCCGACGCACAATAGTCTATTCATTGGATTTTGAA